AACTCAGAATAGTGCAAATATCTCTAATACGACTATTAGGACTAATTCTTTGTCAGGTGTTGCTTGCTTGCAAGACCCGACCCTTGGGACTACTACTGATCTCAATAATGTGGATTTTGTTCAATCTGGCGTAGGCCATGCGATTGAGTTAGCGACCACTAACGGTAACTTTACTTTAACAAACATAACATTTACTGGATATGGTTCTGATGCAGCTAATGACGCTGCAATATACGTCTCTGCTACGTCTGGAACTACGACAATTAACTACACGGGCGCAGCTCCTACAGTTAGAACTGCAGGGGCTACGGTAGAATTAGTAGGTAATCCTGTTACTTTAAGTATTAATGTTAAGAATAGCTCAGGATCTAATATAGAGAACTCGAGAGTTCTAGTTGAAACCGCCGCAAGTGCTACGGGTGGAGAGCCTTTTGAAGAGTCTGTATCTATCAGCCAGACCGCTGGAACGGCTACTGTAAGCCACACTGGTCACGGTATGACTACTGGTGACGTTATGGTGATACGCGGCGCACAGCCAGACGGGTATAATAAGGCTGCGGTAATTACAGTAACTGGAGTAAATAACTATACTTACAGTGTTAACTCAGCATTATCTTCTCCTGCTACGGGTACGCCTGTATCTTCGTTTGCCCCTATATCAGGGCTTACAGATGCTAATGGGGATATTAGCGCGACAAGGACTTGGAATGCAGATCAGTCCTTAAAGGGTGTTGCGAGAAAGGGTAATACTGTTTCGCCATTCCTAAAGCCTGCTGAGTTTACACAATCTATTAGCTCTAGCAATGGTTTAGCTGTTAACTTAGTCCAACAACCTGACGAATAGGAGGAATATCGTGAGTTTTGGAAGTTCTAGCAAAGACCCTGGCGAAATGACCAGGGCAGAAGAAATCGCGGCCCACGTCCGCAGTAAGTCTGCAACTGTAGAAGGAGTACATCAAATGCTTCAAGTACAGGCACAGCAGATAGAAACGATCAGACAGGACGTAGCGGGCCTTCACATGGCCTATAAGACCCTTAGAGAAGAGTTTAGTCAGTTCCAGGCCGCTAGGCATAGGGAATTGTCTATGAAGGTTAACGGCGGCTCTACGACCCCTGAAGACGATGGCCTAATGGATAGGTAATGGCTATAAGTATTGACAGAGTAACTAACGTAATCAGTGTCCCACAGAGTGATTTAACCTTTGTGTCTGGCACTTTTTACCGTTTGGATACTCGCCTGCTTTGGGAGGAGCTAAAGCAGATAGAGGCTAGTGAGGAAGGGATAATTTTTCCTGATACCCAAGTACATAATAGTGAATATACAGTGGCTGGCGCTACTTATGCGGAGTCTATACAGATTGTATCTCCGTATTCTATAGAGTTTACGCCTGATGCACAGTACACCGTGGAGCTAATTAATTCCAATAACAACATATTTGATGTTGGTAATGCTATTTTGATACAGAATCAGGTACAGGTTATCCCTACTAACTCTGCTGGTTTGGTAGTCGAGGATTCTCTTGTTAACTTAACCAAGGGGTTTAGATAATGGAAGTTATAGATTTTCCTATAAACAAGATGGACTCTATTGCTGAACAAGCAGACGCAGAACTTTATGAGTGGTGTTTAGAAAAAATACAGCAAGGGCTAGATCCTGTATACCTTTCAGGAGTTTTGCATTACAACTCTGCGTATCTGTTATCAAGTATGATTGAGGAAGAGTAATGAGCAATCCATACATAAATTCTTCACTCATGGACGATTTGCTTACAGGCACAATGTCAAGGTATGGCGTTACCGCGCCTGTTTATACACTTAGCGGGCAAACAGATGTTTCATCTCCTGGAGGAATGACTTACGCTGACCAAGTTTTATTAGGCGGCGCTTTTCCTGTATCTAGGGATAAGACAATGCAAGAAGAAATGGAAGGCCGTTTTGAGGCCGCTGAGTCTTTAGCTGATAACGCCTATATGGTCTTGTCTCAAATACAGGAGTCTGTACCCCCAGAGCAACAGGCAGATGTTACTGCGGAATTTTTAAGAGAGTCTGGTTTTAGCTCAGACGTTGTTACTCAAATGCTGGGTATCCCAAGGGACATAGTTGACGCAGCTCTAATGGATGCTGGCTATGATGCTTTTGGCAATGTTCTGAAAGAAGAAGATGTATTTGCTGATACCACTGCAACAACAATTGATGATTCGGATGATGACGAAATAGAGATGGTCGATCTGGTTGAAGAGGTTCCAGGTGTTGTAACGGATGACCCAAATGATGTTTGGAAAGATACCGATAAGGATGATCTGGACTTAAAAGGTTTTATAGACTTAGCCTTTGATGTATTTGGTGCTTACAACAGAGACGCAATTACTAATGTTGTAGACTTGGTTAATGAAAGAGGCATATCTGTTCAGGAAGTAGCTAATGCTACAGGCAACAGTGTTGAATCTATCAACCAGGCTGCTACGGAATCTGGAACTGCAATTGATAATCAAGGTACGAGTGGAACAACAGTAAAAGACGAAGGCCCAGCTATTGGCTCTACTACAAAACCAAAGCCAAAACCAAAGCCAAAACCAAAGCCAAAACCAAAGCCAAAACCAAAGCCTGAACCAGAGCCTGAACCAGAGCCTGAACCAGAGCCTGAACCAGATGACGATCCTCCAATTGAGATATTTACTGGGCCTCCAGGAGACGATGCGCCACCTCCAGAGCCAACCATTCAGACTCTGCCTCAAGTAGAGCCAACCCCTCAACCAGCCCCTCAAATAGGAATGCTGGCTCTTATCCAAAACACTCCTGTAGCAGATCAGATGTTTTCAAGAGAATTATTTGAGCCAAAGCTAAAAGAGCTAGATAACGTAGCGCAAGCTTTAGGGATGCTTCAAGACATAGGAAGGCGATTCTAATGACATACTTAGACTTAATTAACAACGTCCTTCGTAGACTGAGAGAAGACGCAGTAGATACTGTTAACTCTACTACTTACTCTAGTTTGATTGGTGATCTGGTAAATGACGCTAAGAAGATCGTAGAGAACTCTTTTGATTGGACTGCGTTAAAAGACTCCATAGTAGTAAACACTGTAGACGGAACTAATCAATATTCATTAACGGGCAGTGGTGACTTGGCCGTAGTTAAGGATGTAATGAATACTACAGCTAAGAAGTTTATGCACCAGAGAAGTCAGTCCTTCTTTAACAATGTTAACTACAATACTTCTCCGGTATCAGGATCACCTGATTACTTTACTTTTGTAGGAGTGGACTCCAATCAAGATTTAACTGTTCAGCTATACCCCAATCCTGACGCTGCTTACACGATCAGGTTTGACGTATCTGTACCTCAAGCTGACTTATCTACTGACTCGGATAGACTCTCAGTGCCCGTTAATCCCGTTATCCAATTAGCTTACGCTATGGCTTTGAGAGAAAGGGGTGAGACAGGTGGGCAGAGTGCTGCGGAGCAATTCGCTGTAGCCTCTACTGCTTTGTCTGATGCTATAAGTTTTGACGCTAACCGCTATCCCTCTGAGTTGACTTTTGTGGTGACATAATGGCCCAAGCTCTACAAGAAATAACTATAAAGGCTCCTGGGTTTGCTGGAGTAAACACCCAGGACGCACCGTTAGCACAAGACCCTACTTTTGCGTCAGTTGCAGATAACTGCATTATTGACAAAGAGGGGCGGGTTGCTGCGCGTAAAGGTTATGAAATGGTATCTACCAACGGGGATTCTGTATTAGGAATTTCTGAAGGGATTACTGCGGTTCACCAGTTCAGAGATTCTACCGGAACTGAACTTATCCTATCCGCTGGGAATAACAAAGTGTTTGTTGGTGATACCACTTTGGTGGATGACACCCCTGCTGGGTATACAATTACCGATGATAACTGGAAGATCGTAAGTTTTAACGACCACGCCTACTTCTTTCAGAGAGGGCATGAGCCTTTACTCTATCACGATCCTGTTGGGAACATTGAAGTTATGTCCCAACACGTTCA